TTTGATCAACTCAGTCACTTCATAGGTCCAGCCTTTCAGCGAATGCTAGACGGCACAGATGATCTTCTGGGTGCGGTTGGGCTTCAAGCAATTGATGACAATCTAAAGCCAATGGCAGATGGCATCAAGTACATGAGCGATGTTGGTGGTGAAGTGAATCTTGCCAACGTCTCTAAGATCGTTGATGCATATAATGAATTGGGCAGAATGGAAGCAATCAGTCCAGTCAAGATGGAAAACTTTTCTGAACTATTAGGTGCAGTTTCTGGTCCTACAATCAATGCTCAACGAGCATCAGTTATCTCAGAGAACACTGATCCAAGCGGTAGCGGTGGTAGTGTTGTGCAGATCATTAACGACAACAAGCAAGTCAACACGAGTGCAAGCAAGGTGACTAATGAAGCACCTATCTTGTCATCTCCTACTCTCAACAACGGGTCAAGAGCAGACGCATACTCTGCGGCATAAAAAAAGGGAGATCATTTCTGATCTCCCCTGTATGGCAACCCTTAAGGGAATAACGCTTTACTCCTCAGCGGCTAACTTAGCAAAGTATGACATCGTGTCATCTTCATCAGCCTCAGCAGTCTCAGCGACAACAGGCGCGGGAGCCTGCTTCATCACAGGTGCTTCAGTCACTTGGTGGACAGGAGCCGCATCAGAGGTAACACCAAGCACCATATTCAACCTTGCTTCTAGTTCAGCATAAGTCTTATAGTTGTCAGGATCACTGAACTCATTGATATCAAAGATACGATCATAGATCTCTTCTAGTTCATCGTCGCTATCAGACAATGCTGAAGGTGATGCGAACTCAGACTTATCGTAATTACGATAGCCCTCAACGTTGCGAATCTTCAACTTGAATGAAGCACCTTCCCAGAAGTCAAATGGGTTGATAGGATCTTCATCCGCAAATGCAGGTTGCATTACATCCATGATTTTATCATAGATCTTCTTACCGTAGACAAACAGAAAGACTTGACCTTCGTTTGCTGGGTTAGATGGATCTGATTCGACCAGAACGTTTGATACATAGTGCAGTCGGCGTTTGCGCTCTCTCGCAATTTCTTTGTCTCGGTCATCACCTGAATTCCACAACTTAGAGTTTGCTTCTGATACCGGATCTTGTTGCCCGATTGAAGTCAAAGACTTCTCGATGTACCATTGACCAGTTGGACCCTTGAAGCCATGATCCCAGTAACGAACCCACGGTAAATCATTGCCTTCAGCGGGAGGCAGAAATCGCAACACAGCATAACCATTACCTGCTTTATCAACAGTAGGTTTCCAGATGCGCTCATCCACATATGATTTCTTTTCGGGGGTTGATTCGCCGGAAGCGGCAGAAACAAGTTTAGCGATAGTGTTCCCTTTGGAACGTTTTAGATCTTGAAACGACATATATATTTCCTTGTATTTTTAGTATGTTTTTGTATTACAGATTATCCACTTGATTCATAATATAGTACACTATTTATACTCCGGTGTCAAGAGTTTTTTAACCAAAAGGCAGTTCATTGCCTCTCGGTAAAAAGTTAAGGCGCATTGCTTCTGCCTCTATTTTTTCTTTGATAGGATCAGAGATATACTTCTTCACATCTTCAATCTCTAACTGATTCTTGTCGCAGATATGCACTACGGCATCAATGTAGGACAATCGTGCGGTGTGCACCGTGTCCTCTATCATGCGAGTGAATTTCTGTTTAGTGAGCATTAATTCACCTATTTGCATTCTGATCTTCCTGTGTCCACATAGCACCTATATCGGGATAATAAGTGCCTACTGTTCGTTTAACCATTCCCTCGCTATCATACGCGAGCACTTTACATACTGTGAGAACTTTGCCTTCACGTTTTTCACCAAAGTGTGAGTCGCCCCAAAAGCCAGTCCGTAAATATATATTCATGTTATACACATAGGTCTGAGCAGTGCGAAATTGCATTCTAAGGTTGGCATCTTTAGAGTCTTCCCACGACTTTGTTTCGGTCAACAATTTCTTCCATTCTTTTAACCATGCTTTCACTTTAGTCGGATGAAGCCAGTAGTCGTCAGGAAGTTCTGACCACTCTATGGTGTCAGGTGTTGTCTTCTTTTTAATCTCGTGCCCACGTTCTAGCATAGGTTTAAGATTTTTAAAAAGAGAGTTATAGACTTGTTCAGGCATAAAACCTAACTGTCTTGCTTTCCAACCACTTTTAGCAAACGCAAGTAGATAAGTGTCAGGAATGTTTTTGACTTCATCAGCGAGATTCCAGTCAGTACCAGTCTCTACCCATCGTCGCAATGAATGGCATATCTCCTTATCGGTCACTTCGTAGTGAGTAAAGTCCTCACACTCTTTAAATGCGGCAAGTCTTGCTTCTTCTGTTTTGGCTTTACGCAACTTATCCCAGTTGGGTTCGGGCGTCAGTGTCTTTTTCTTCTTAGGAATAAACTTCGCTTTCTTAGCCATTATTGCTCCTGTTTAGAAAATGTATTCTTACTAGATACTTCCGTATCATTGCAATCACAAATAACACCGAAGTACAGAACAGTGTCGTACTGAATGCATCCATTTTAACATAAAATGCAAAAGAAATCAACACAAAGTTTAACGGAAAGTTAATTAATGTTGCAATAATTGTGTCACTAAACACTTCTTTTAGTGCTTCTCGGTTTAACATTCTCTACGCAAGTCATTCTCATCTGAGATCACATCCAACAGAGGTGACTCTCCTGCAATGTATCTCAGAGCGGCCATATCTTTAGGCAAACAATGCCCACCGTATCCAAACTTACCGTCAGGACCTGGTACTTGTGTGTGTGATCTGCCAATTCTAGGATCAATTGTAATAGCATCAACCATCTGATCAAACCCTTCAAATCCTATATCGTTATATATCTGATACATCTCGTTGAAGAATGCAACCTTAGTCGCTAGAAATGTATTCTCAACATACTTACCAAACGCCGCTTGCTGTAGAGTACAATACTTTACCTCTGACAGATCGGGCAACACCGGCTTGAACAACTCATCCCAGAATCGTGGAGATTCTCCACCATATATCGCATATGTCTGATGTTCAAACTCCTCCATCGTATTGCGATTCATATTTGAACTACCTAAGAACTCAGGCGATACCGTGATATCTCGCCACAACTTCCACTTGTCTATCCATACAGGATCAACAGCAGATTTGATCAGATACTTTACATTGCCGTACTTCTCAAACACTTCTTCCACATGGTCTGTGTTGCACGATCCGTTATCACGCATGGGTGTAGCCACACAAACGACAACCGCATCAGGAGGATCGATATATTCATCTCGATAATAGTTTAAACCCTTCGCAGGATCATCAATGAGGACGTCCACTCCAGAATGTTTTGTCAATACGTGTGCGACGGCTTGTCCGACCGCACCATATCCAGCGACGACTACTCTTATCATTGCAATACAATACCGCTTGTGGATTGAACGTACTGCTTTACAACTTCATCGGCTGTAGGCACTACGGTAATAATACCACTCTTGTAGAACTTCACTTGACTAATACCAGGAGCACCTGTCATTGCAACCGTAGGCATAAAACCCAAATTGTTGCCATCAGGTGTCACGATATGTGGGTCTTTGATATAGACTGCGTTGCTGTCTTCATTTTCATATTTGCCCACATACTCAGCGCCTGTTACGGCAACCACTGTAACCACGTCATTCTTATTCATATAATACTCCTAGCGTCCAGTTTTCGGCAACATCTTCTGCCCAGTTAATTGATTTTTTTGAACAGTCCACGGTTCTTATATAGCGAGATCCTTCAAACAGTTCCACCGAGAAACCCTTTTCACCTCGCAGAACCACTGCTTCTCGCTTTCCGTTGTCAGAAAAGAATCTTGATATCGGCTCTTCAATTACCACTTTACGTTTATGTTCTTTCACTTCTACTGTCCTCTCAGAGAATATTTTATCCCAGTTGTTTTCAAATTCTTTGCGATCAACCGCTAGTGGTCTCGGCTTACTTCCTTTACCCATTATGCATACTCTCTCAGTAGTGTAGTTCCTAACATAAACAGCGAAACTGCATTTAACATGATCAAAGCACGATCACGCCATATTATTGAAACCCATAACCAGAATGCGACACCGGTAAGACCTAGTATCAAATCCCAATACCGATATTCAACACCAGCGGCTCTCATAGCAAGAGACGAAAGGATCAAAATGGATGCAAACCACTTTAAGTACCAGTCAAAGTCATCAGGATACCAATTACGATCTGGCTTTGTACGACCCTCGGCACGAGCCTGTGGATCTCCTTTATTATTAGGCATTTAATTTCTCCACCCACCATCCAGGCGGTGCACGATTAGTCCATTTAGCAAACGATTGTTTATCTTCAAAATAGAAATTGCGATAAGATGTTTGCGAATCACCTTCTACTATACAATGAGGATATGATTTCATAGCAGGGGTTGGCTGTGTAAACTCACCCTGCTCTATGTTGATAGGCGGCACCAAGAGGTGCAATTCTAACTTAGTGATTGAGGCATGTTCACGACCGTACCGATGCCTATACTCTTTCCCTAGTTCAATCCACATGTCATACAACCACTCATAATTGGATGCATTTTCTCTGACCCATATGTTAGACGGATGATTGATGTGAGAAGCCAGATATAACTCTTGTTGCATTTCTTCATCAGGATGAAAGTATCGGGCGATGCGTCTGCCAATAGTTGTTCTACCGTACCACAACTTACCATCAACTACTCGGTGAGCGGTAGACAACAATTGGGCATACTCGACACACATTTTAGATGCGTGAGAGTCGCAGTGCATCTGTGCACATTCTTTTGGATCATGATGTAAATAGAACACGTTCATTCTATAGTCTTCTTCCTTGCAATGTTAAACTCGGCAACTTCTTTTAACACACCACGTTCGGTATGTGTTAGACTATTATACACCTTTTTTGCCTTCTTTTCAACCTTTCCGTACTTGCGGAGCAACTTGGCTTTCTTACCGTTCATTCTGCAATTCCTCCATTGCACTGATGACGCTAGGAAAATGCTGACTCAGAATAGATTGTGCCATCTGAGCAATCTCCATGTGTTCAGCCTGAGTACCATTGCTACCGCGCAGATCACAATAATGAATCCAAGAACGAAGCGTACCAGACATGTAAAGCGTGGTCTCGGTGAGTCCTTCGGGTAACAAAGCCCGGGCTTGCTCCTTGGCTATGCCTTGGTTCAAAGCCATCTCATAGTAGTCCTTCGCGACACGGGCAACTTCGGCTTGCATCTCGTTAAACACCTCTTGTGCCTTGTCTTGGCGAGTAGGATCTTCATCCTTCATACTCAACTGACGATTTTTTGGGTGTTGTTTCCGAGCCTCTCGCTTTGTGGTAAAAGACTCAGCCTCAGCATAGCGTTGAGAAAACTCCTGAAACGAGAACGACCGATGCCGAAGAATCTGCCGACTGATATCACGAGTCGTGGTAATCTCCATCGTTACCGACACCATCTCAAAAGGTGACCAGTGATTCTCTTTGATCAGATACTTGAGCAACTTACCAGAAGTCTTGGTGTTGTTCTGGTTAGCAGGATTACTTACTCGTGCGGCATACGCAATGAGATCTTCTGCGGTGTGACAGCCTGTTTGGGCTGAAGGGCTGGTCATACCAACCAAACTTACTTTACTGGTCATAAGATCCTTCTCTGTACGTTCCTGGGACACTATAATATGCAATCACTGTATGTAGAGCATTTGTTAATGCAAGGTCTCGATTCTCTTCGGCATACTTTAACGAATCGACCAGTTCCTCACGGATGAAATCATCAATCAACTCTTCTTTTATTATGTCACGGATAGATGTAACTATCACAATATTAACTCCCTTTTCTCTTTTGCAGTCAGATCACGAAACTTGCGTCTGGATACTGACCATTGCTTTATAGGTGACGAAAACATAAAGGCTTCTTTAGTTCCTCGTGGTACAATACCAATCAGATAACTGCCTTCAGTAATGTAGGTGTGGTTTGGGGTTGTTGGTGCTTTGTCCCATACCGTTACTTCTTGACGGAACCGAGGCATTATGCATACCAACTTCGGTAAAAATCTTCACGATCACCCATTAGGAACGCAGACTGAAAGTCACTAATGGTGATACTGCGACCAGTGATTCGCTTCTTGAACTCTTCGCCAATGAAAGAATCTTTAACAGGAACAACACGATCACTCATGAACCCTTCACTGCCTTCGATACTACAAAGAGCAATCTCACGAAGAGTCACAGTTGCACCTTTCTTAGCGACGACTTGATAAGCATCAACGTTGGTCTGTTCCCAACCCCAAGAAGAAACAAAGATGTCACCCTCTTTGACTTTAGACAGAGCCTCGGCTTTCTCAGCGGCACGTTTTGCTTTGCGCTCTGCTTTGTACGCCTCAACATCAGCAAGGTTCTTGAGATAGTCAGCACAATGATCAAACATGCGTTTCTCAGAACCGAAACAGAAATTGAACTCGATCTTGTAACCCATACGAGCGCGTTTAGTGAAACGAACACACTTTGCAACAGGCATGTTTGCCGCAGGAGGACTAATAGTCAACTGCAAACCACGCTCTGCGAAACCCTCAATCAACATCTCTCTCATAATCAACACCTTCTCATTAATTTATGTAACTATTATACCAGGAACGACCACTCTTGTCAATCAACCTCATGAATAGTCATTATTCACGGGATGAATGTTAGCCACCCATGGTTTCTAAAACTCTTGACCGAAGATCAACCAACGCTTCCCATTCTGCTTCTTCTTGAGTCATACCTTCGTCTTCAACATACTCTTCAGCCAACTCTTTGATGACATCGAAGCCCATTGATTCGAAAATTATGTCATCTAACTCACAAATCTCAGCGCGAATGTTGTATCTCATATCTAATCTCTCATTGTTTAAAATCATATTATGGCAGGTTTTGCGGTAAATGTCAACACTCTTTTTAGACTAATTAGTTATATCAATATAACCGTTTGATCTAAGGAGATTCTGCGCGGCACCTAGAACCCACGAGTCGCGGTGAGGAAAATGGTACCCAGAACTACCATCCCAACCCTCGAAGTACTCGTCAAACCGATCAGAATACGCTCCTGGGTGATTTTTCATGAGATCTACTAGTTCTTTACAAGCCATATCGAACGTGTGGTCGTCCCATATATTCTCGTCCAGAGCGTAATACAGACAACTGTGAACCATCACTTGAAGTCTTCTTCGCTTGATCAACTCAGCAGTTCGATCAGTAGGGTTAGGGAACGTATAGATCTCAGCATGTTTTTTTACCATGTTAGTCAGCCACTCGCAAGCAAATTTCAGATTCGACCATCGCACGAACTTTGCGAACGTCAGGGCTAGAGAACTCTTTGATACCCGTAGAGGCGGTGATGGTGTCAAGGACACCATAGATTGCTTCGTTGATAGGGCGACGGCTCTTGATGTCGCTAATTTTGATACCTTCTTCAACGAATTTATAGTGAACTGTATCAGCAATAACACCTTTAACAGTACCTAAGGAACAAATTTCGAAGATTGATATAGCCATGTTTTTGCACTCTTTTCTTTAATTGATGAGTACATTATGGCAGGTTTTTTATGTTTTGTCAACAGTTTTTAGATCTTTTTACATGATTTATTTTCATGTTCAGGAGGGATTACGTGAATTCCATTCATGTTCTGAACCAGGGTATCTCCATGCCCAGATAGCCACAGCCGCCATAAAGCCACCTGACCACAGTACTGCGTTGAGATTGTAGGTGGTGAACCAGAGGAATGCGATAGAACTGCTCATAACCAGCACCATGGCGTACTTCATTCGGGTGGGGAATATTCTCTTCTCTACCCAATTAGTCAGAAAGGGTCCAAAGTGCTTGTGATTGTACAGATAATCATGCATTTTTTTAGAGGATTTGCTGAAACAATATGCGGAAAACACCAAAAAGATGCTAAATGGTATGCCAGGTGTGACAAATCCGATGTAGGCCATGCCCAGAGAGAGCATACCAGCGGTATACCATAGTGCTTTTTTCATGTGTCTAATCCATTTATGAAATCGTAAGATTGCTTACCAAACAAGGTGCCGTCTACGTTACAGTTCTTGCAAGGGGTCTCAGAGCGATCACCTTTTCCCAGTTTTTCTCGGATTTTACGCATTGGCTTACCAAACCAGACATCATGTAGGCTCTGAGTGATCAAATTACCCACAATCTGTTCACGATTCCAGTCATTACAACATAGAACACAGTCACCATTCCAATCCACAAACATCTTATAGAATGGATAGTAGCAAGGCTTGCCTTTGACGGCTTCTACCGTTGATTCCTCAATGCCCATCCAGTCAACCACACCGCTCCGATTGTTTAGCACCAGACCATGGTTCTCCATGTCACCCCAGTGCACTCTATATCTATATTTTTCTTGAGGTATGCCTGCCATGGTAAAGATTTTATCAAAATGCTCAACTTGTTCTGCACCATCATAGAGATTCACATAAATGATGGACATACCCGCATCAAATATCCGACGTGTATAATGCTCATCTAACTTGTCGCCGTTGGTGTTGCACTCAATGACATTGTTGGGTCTATGTTTTCTAAACACCGAGATGATTTCAGGAAACCATGGATTGAGAAGATTCTCACCAAAACCACTAAACGAGATCTTGCCCTCAAATGATGACCGCTCTAGTTCTTCAGCGATAATGGTCGCACCTTTGACGGTGAGATGGAGATTTCTATTATCATATACTTTTGGATCATGCCGAGGACAGAATACACAGAACCTATTGCAGAGTTCTGTGGTGTTTATCTCAATCGTAAGAATAGAGTTAAGTGCATTTCGCTCTTGAATCTTTTGCCAGTGGTCCGATTCTTGTTGGCGGCGATGTTCAATCATCTGCCACTGATCCACAGATACCGTAGGAATAAGATTGTTCATTAGTAAGGAAACTGGCGTTTCTTGAACTCGGTTACGTAGTCTTCATCCAGCCCTAATGATATCATAACATTCTTAGAGTTGGTGTTCATCAATTGGTTTGTACAATACTTACTGAGGGACTGTAGATATGCGGAGATGATCTTAGGATCTGTCTGTATTGGAGGGTTACAATGCTCACCGTCTTCAGAGTTATGTTGAAACCAAGTGAAAAGATTTTCTTTACCCATGTAAACAAGATTGGTGGTTTCTTTTTCGTCTTTTGTAGCACCCGCGACGACCATGTGAGGTGAGAATATTTCTTTTGCCCAAGGTGGTAACTCGCGTTCTCTTGCGGGAACGAAGTGACCCACAAACTCACCGAACTTAGTCAGTGTCGGATGTGCACCCGGTTGTGTGGGCGACATGTCATGAAAACATCCAGTAACTTTGTTCTCACCACATATAACATCAAACCCATAGATAGGCATGGGTCTTCGTGGATTGGCAAAACACGCAATGTGCATCATCCACATTTTCTTTTCTGCTCGCATATCAATAATAGATATGTTTGCTAGATCAACATTTGTGGATGAGTAGCGAATGTCCGTATGAGGACCATTGACAGAGACTTCTGGTTTACCACAAAAGCCACTCATCATGATCTGAGCATACTCAGCAAAATCTATAAACTTATTCCACATTAAAGTATGTGCCTAGTTCTTTTGAAATACCTATATGCCATTTAAACCCAATCTTGACCTCATCTACAAACCCTCTCCAGTGAGGAGAATTATATCCTTCACAGACTCGTTCACGAATGTATTCACGCTTGCCTTCAATGTCATCAAACTCATACATTGAAGCGGCTAGAGGATATCGTTTCTTCATTATCTGACCACCGAACATGAATCCCATATAGTTAAGATAAATGTGCGGTCTTAAATCGTCACATACTCTTTCTAGATATGTCCTATAAGCAAACGTGGTCGAAGGGGCGTCTGCAAAGGCTTCGGCAAGTTTGCCTATGTCTTCTTCTATTAGATGGCTACGTCTCATGTCTTCGGGAACGTGAGGATCTAACACTTCAAAGATTTCCAAATTAGAACAAAGGTATGTCGCTCGTTCGGCGTTCGTTTGATTACCTTCAAACATTCTCTTGTTAAAAGGTAAGGCTTCAAGCCTGTCATGCAATGTCTTGGTCGCGTCTCTGATATTGCTCATCTGAATTCCAGTTTTTGATTAGTCTCATGCCGTAATTGTTTACGCCCTTAGGTATATCTATACCGTCGGTATACTTTAATGGCAGTTTCTTAAACGGCTCATAGTTTACATGGTGATGCCAACGTCCATATCGAAACACCATCTTTGCTACATCAGGATGCATATCAACAAGCATCTGAGATTTAGCCACAGTACCTGCCACATTGTATCGGTCTTTTACCTCTAGAGTTTCATCTGCTTGAATCGCTTCACCAGTCTCGGCATCATAACCAATCTCTTTGTGATAAAACTCTTCAGTGTTACCACCCTTGAGCGTTTGAGTAGCACCTTTACCTTGAAGGAATGCGTTGAACTGAACAGTACAGTCACCGTCTTTCAATACGTTCAAGCAGATATCAGTATCTTCATTGTATCGACCACGCCAGCGGTGCTTACAGTCATTCTCAATCAACAGACAAGAATAGATCCGAGTGTTCTTCACATATGGTGGATACTTCTGATTAGGCGCACAAAAGAAACGATACTGTGGTCCAGCAATCTTGACGTTCTTGTACCGATCTACAAAGTCTTCCATGATCTTGAAACATACACCAGAACCAACACGAATGCGGACATTCTCATGGAGTCTATAGAAGTCGGTGATGTTATCATCCATGACCCAGTGACGTTTAGCACCCATAGCCATAGAATGATCCCAGCACCAGTTTCTAGCACGACCAGGACCATCACCATGATTGCTGAATGGTGCAATCAATAGCGTCACATACTCACGAATACCAAACGTATCTAAGCAAGCCTCATAGTTTGCTTCATCTTGTGGCTCAATAGCAATGTAATGAGGCACGTGCATCCTAGCAAGTGATCTAGAGGTGTACATTGATTCATGTCTACCCTTACTAATAATGTATACAGGATACTTAGGATTCGTCATCTTCTACCCATC